CAAGGCCTTTGCTATCCCTACGCTACTCCTCGTTTGGGACACTACGCGTTGCCTTGCCAAGAGCTTCTATATCGTGGTAACGTGAGCGCAGTGATGAAACGTAAAGTGACGATAGACACCAGCGCACACGAGCCTCGCACAGAGCGCAGCGACAAGCCCGCGCCCGAGGACCTTAGAGAGAGCGCCGACTACGGCATCGAGAACGCGCGCCGGCAGGACGCTATCCGCAATCCCGAGATGGACCCGAGCGTCGCGATCGACGACACGCTCAAGCCCGTCGAGTGGATCCAGGCGAAGAAGCGCATCGTCAAGTCCCGGAACCTGCGAGTGAGCACCCGGCCGAACCTGGGCACTCTGCTGTCTGACGCGTATGCCGTGGTAGCATCCGAGATGCGCGCCATGCGGGACCAGACCGCGCAGGGCGGAGAGCTAGACCGCGAGCAGGCCAAGAAGTTCAGCCTACTCGGCGACACATGTGTGCGTCTGATGAGAGAAGAGCGGGAGCAGGCACTGCTCCACGATCCTGCTGAGATGGATGACACTCAGCTGCTAGAAGCGGTAGCAGAAGCGAAGAAGCTACTGGGAGGAGAGAGTGATGACAGACAAGGAAATGATCAAGGCACTCCAGAAGGAACTGCGGGGGCTCGAGTCCGAGAATACGCAGCTCCGGGAGAAGATGAGTAAGCCGCCGTCTCCGGTGCTCCAAGCCGAGTTCGAGAAGCTGGTGTTCGAGCTAAAGGGCTTGAGGGCGCAGGTGAGCAGGTCCGAGGTTCAGCTTCGGGAATACCAGCGAAGGATGCGCGAGCTTATCGAGTCGCACTATTCGGTACACAAGCGCCGTCAGCCTACGAGCCCATGAGCCAGCTGGTTGAGATGCGCAAGGCCGAGCCTGGTGACGTTCCGTTCATCACCAACTCGTGGCTCAAGAGTTACAGATCGGGGGGCATCGGAAACCGACTGGTGCCCAACGACGTGTACTACCAGATGCACCACGCGGCCCTCGAGGTGATATTGCCGAAAGGGCTCGCGGTGGTGCTCTGCAGTCCCGAAGATCGCGACATGATCTTCGGGTGGGTACACGCCGAGACGTTCAGCGACGGGCTGGTGCTGCATTATGCCTACATCAAGAACTCGCTCCGCAGGCGGGGGCTATTCACCCAAGCTATGCGTACGATCCTCGACCACGAAGCGCCCCAGGCGGTCTTTTACTCGCACAATACAGAGGCCTTCGACAAGATAAACCCGCGCGAGAAGGGGTGGATATACAATCCTTACCGCCTCTACGAGTCATGGAGATCTGAGTGACCAAGAAGCTAATCAAAGAGGTGGAGTTTGAGCATTACGTGCCTGACCCCTCCGGCTCGCGGGTGACGGCCAAGCGCTTCAAGAGCAGCCGCGGAATGGCGATCTACAAGGAAGGCGACAGCGTACATGTCGGGTGGAAATCAGAAGCGGTCTCAGTCCCCTACCACCGCGTCACCTGGGCGATCTTCGCCGGAGATGGACGATCGCAAAGCAAGGGAAGTCCTGCTCGAGGCCACCAGAAGAGCGCAGCGCCGGGAGAACATGCAGTTTCAGAACCTGCTGTTCGACAAGCAGCTAGAGTTCGTAAACGACCCAAGCAAGACGAAAGCGGCGGTGTGCAGTCGCCGAGCGGGCAAGAGCTACGCGATCACGGTGATGGCTCTGCAGACAGCGCTCCGCATGCCCAACGTAATGATTCCGATCATCACGCTGACGCGGCAGCAAGCGAAGAAGATCGTTTGGCCGGTCTTTCTGGACCTGAACAAACGCCACAACTTGGGGCTGAAGTTCCTCCGCAACGAACTGATAGTGGAGTGCCCGAACGCGAGCACAATCTTCCTGTGCGGCGCAAACGACGAAAGCGAGATCGAGAGGCTGCGCGGTCCTAAGTACCCGCTCGTTATCATCGACGAGGCGCAGTCGTTCCGGCCCTACCTATCAAGGATGATCGAGGACATCATCGAGCCTGCTATCCTTGATTACGACGGAACTATTTGCCTGACGGGGACGCCGAATGCCACATGTACCGGATTCTTCCACGACGCTACCCTGCCAGGGGGCAGTTGGAGTACACATAGTTGGACTCTCCTTGACAATCCGTTCATCCCGAACGCGGCGGATTGGCTTCAAAAGCGCCGCGCCAAGTACAAGTGGGACGATAACCATCCTACATATCTGCGCGAGTATTGCGGGAAGTGGATCAAGGACACCGATGCCCTGGTCTACAAGCGATTTTCGACGGTGGATGGATTCGATCCGTCCGACGATGATTGGTCTTTCGTCCTCGGAGTGGACCTCGGATACACCCATTCATCTGCCTTTGTTGTGTGCGCCTACAGCGACCGGCAAAATAAACTGATTATCGCCGAAAGCTTCAAGCGCAGCGGCCTCATACCCTCAGAAGTCGCGGAGATCATTCAGGATCTGGATGACGAATATCAGTTCGACAGCATCGTCGCCGACGTTGGAGGCATCGGCAAGGGGTACGTCGAGGAAGCGAAGGCTCGCTTCGGCATCAATATCAAGGAGGCGGAGAAGAGCAAGAAGAGGGCCTACATCGAGCTGCTCAACGGAGACCTCGTCACCGAGACTGTGCTCATTAACGAAGAGGCCAACCGGGACCTACTCGACGAAATGAACGTGCTGCAGTGGGACGAGAAGAAGCTGAGGCCCGATGACACGCGCTATGACGACCATCTTTGCGACGCTCTCCTCTATGGCTGGCGCTACTGCTACCAGTACCTTTACACGCCCGAAGAGGCGAAGACCGAGTACGGCAGCCGGGAGTACTGGGCGCAAGTAGAGGATAAGATGGAGGAAGATCAGGAGAAGCTTCTGGAGAAATCGTACACCACCGCGTGGTGGGAGCCCGAAGAGACGGCGGGAGAAGGGGAGGAGTGGTGGAATCGGGACGCGGAGAACCTGGGCTGATCAAGTCGAGCGAGGAACTTGTGCAATTAGTCGCTGCCATGAAGCGGCTTGGTGTGACACAGTTTAGGATAGGGGATATCATCGTGGAGATCTCATCCATGAACGTGACCGAGAAGGAATCGGACGAGGATGACGAGTTCGCGATGTTCTATTCGAGTGGCTGATGCAGACTGACAAGTTCACAGCACTTCAATGGTGGGCCGACGATGATCCTCACGAGGACCTCATCGTCGCGTTCCGTGACCTCGAGACCGCGGACTCGACCCGGCGCGCAGACTACATGCGCTACATTCGCCTGTACGGGAACCGGGACTTCTACGGTTACACGCCTTTCACCCACGACAGGGTATACGCAGCGGAGCGCTCTACTCTCAATGTGGTGAAGAGCGTGTGCGACACGGCGGTCTCGCGCCTGTCCAGATCTCAGCCGCGTCCCCGCTTCATCACCCATGGGGGAAACTGGAGCTTGAAGCGCAGGGCGAGGAATCTGGAGAAGTTCGTGGGCCACGCGTTCTACGCGGCCCGGTTTAACATGCTTGCTCCGAAGATCTTGATGGACGCTGCGGTCATGGGCACTGGCGTCATGAAGGTCTTCCGACATGGGCAGGAGATCACATTCGAGCGCGTGTTCCCGGGCGAGGTCTTCGTCAACCAGGCGGACGGCTTCTATGGCGAGCCCCGCACCTTCTATCAGCGCAAGTTCATCGACCGCGAAGTGCTGCTCGACATGTTCCCGGGTTACGCGAATCAGATCAGGAACGCGGACCGGACGACCAACGACATGGACTACGGGGTGGACAGCCTTGTAGATCAGATCGAAGTGGTCGAGGGCTGGCACCTCCCGAGCGGGCCCGATGCCAACGACGGCCGCCACTGCATCGTGATCACAAACGCGACGCTCTTCGATGAGCCTTGGGACCGCGGCTACTTCCCGTTCGTGTTTGTTCGGTGGAGCGATCGCATGCTCGGGTTCTGGGGCAGCGGCATCGCCGAGGACATTATGGGGATTCAGCTGGAGATCAACCGGCTGATGATCCGCATCAACAAGGCGCTTCATCTGATGGCGGTGCCTCGCATCTACGTAGAGAACAACTCTAAGGTGCGGAAATCATTCTTCAACAATGACGTTGGCACGATTATCCCGTACACCGGCACCGCGCCTCAGATAGCAGCTCCCCCCGTGCTACCGCGGGAGGTATTTGACCACCTCGAGATGCTCTACGCGAGAGCGTTCGAACTGGCAGGCATCACCCAGATGGCGGCTACCGGGCGCAAGCCCGCGGGCCTGGATTCCGGGGTAGCACTGAGGGAGTACCAAGACATAGAGAGCCTGCGCTTCACCACGGTGTCGAGGCAGTACGAGCAGATGTATATCGAGGCTGCGAAGCAGGTCGTGGACCTCGGCAGGGACATCTACGCCGAGGACAACGAATACAGCGTTGTGATGAGCAAGGACAAGAACACCATCGAGGCGGTGGACTTCTCCGAAGTCGACATGGAGGCCGATGACTATGTACTTCAGGTACACCCGTCATCGAGCCTGCCGGTAACACCGGCCGGCAGGCTCGCTTTCGTGGAGCAGATGATCTCGCTCAACCTTCTCGGCCCCGACGAGGCGAAGCGGCTGCTCGACTTCCCCGACCTCGAGGCTCAGCTCTCTCTCGACCGCGCGGCGTCGATGCTCATCGATCGCAACATCGAGTTCATGCTGGACGATGGTCGCTACATGCCTCCACCGCCCTACCAAGACCACACGCTCGCACTCAAGAAGGTGCAGGCGGCTTTGCAGAATGCAGAGCAGAATGGAGTACCGGAGGATCGACTCGATCTTCTTCGGCAGTACCTCGTATCTACGCACCAGATGATGCAGCGTGCGCAGATGCAGCAAATGGCGATGGCTCAGGGAGCGATGGTACCCGGAGCCCCGCCAGCCCCCGGACCCGGAGGCGCACCGCCTACGGCCGTGGGTCCAACAGACGGCAACATCGTGATGTGAGGCCACAATGAGCGACGAAGAGAACACCCCAGAGACCCCGACTACCGATCCCGACTACATCTCGAGCCCGAGTGCGACGACGGCGCTGCGTTCCCTGATTGACCAGGAGCGCAAGAACCGCGAGTCTCAGAGAGCGCTCGAAGAGCAGCAGTACAAGGTGCAGCACGCGGAGAACCTCGCCAACCAGGCGAAGGCTGACCCGGTGTCGTTCCTTGAGCGCAGCGGCATGGACAGAGACGCCATCGCCCAGCGCTTACAAGGTTCTGGCCCCGATCCTATCGAGGGCTTGAAGAGCGAGCTGACTTCGCTGAGGTCCGAGCTCCAGCAACAGAAGCAAATGGCTGAACAGGTAAAGATGCAAGCCGCTGTTGATGAAGCGAGATCGAACGTGAAGCGGTACGT